CCGAAGCCTGACCGCGGCGCGCGTAAACGCGCACGCACGCGCACGCACGCGCGCACTTATTCTTCACCGCGACAGCAACACGGGGGCCCAGCTCCGAGCAAACGCCCCGACATCCCTCATCGGGAACGGCCCTAGGCCGATACAGCTGGCCTAGGACCGTTCCCGAAGGGGGAAGCCCCCGCCCCGGGGCCTTAAGGCCTCCGGTCATTAGGCGGGGGCACCGGCAGGCGATCCGCCGGCTCCGCCGGCGGAGGACCCTGCAACGGTTCCCACCGTTCCACCCGGTCCAACAGCATTAGGATCTTTGATAATACCCGCTTTAACCAGCGCATCAATTTTCTCCGGATCATGAGCGGCATCAAGCCACTCTGCAACGTCATTATGAAACACCCGACGAACCTTAGACGGCAACTTCAAAAACTCCTTCTCAGCTACCTTAACCTGACCAAGAGCATCAACCAGATCCGTAAACTCCGAAACATCCTTAAACACTAGGTCTGCATTTCGCAGACCATCCAAAATACCAACTTCCTTATACTTCTTCAAAATATGATTGATGTCACCAAACGCTTTATCCGACTGAACAGTCAACTCCGGCCCAGTATTCACCGTTTGCACCCTAGGCCGACCACGCCGATCCACAACATCATTGCGGGGATCCATTAGCGATTATTCCTTAAAAGAGTAGTCAACAACGGCAAAATCATTTGCCAACCCATCTGCCCAGCCTTACCGGGCGCACCTATACTATCGAAAATACGAGCCACAGCACGCTGCTCAGGCAACGACAACTTTAGCGACTCCAACTGACTCACCTGCATACCACTAGCAGCCAACTTACCAGCATACTGATTCTCCAACACATTCAACAACTGCGGACTAGGCGTACCGTCCGATCTAAAATAATAACTATACTCACTTTGCTTAAACGCCTTATCTATAAGACGCATCTGTTGTTCAGACTGCGCCACACGCGCCTCCTCAGTAGTCTTAAAAATCTGCGCATCCAACAGCTCTAAATTCTTTTGAGCTTGCTTAACAGCCATAGCATTAGCGACAGACCCTTCACCAACATTCTCGACCTGAGCCATAGGCGCCGAAGGCAAACCATTACCACCCTGCGAATAAGCTAACGCAGGATTAATACCAGCCGCTTCCATATCATGCACCGCAGCTTGCCACTGCGAACCACGCATGGCCGCAGCCCACTGACGGTTACGCTTAGCCTCACGGCCGCGACCAATATTACCCATAATACCAGACAAGATATCCACACCCATACCAACGCCAGGCACAACAAAGTCCGAAGGCGACATAGGCATAAACTAAAACCTCAACGTCATCAACGACGGAATCGAGTACACAGGCAGAGGACGAGCGCACTTATAGTCAAACCAAACATCCATCAGGAAATCCGGCTCAGAATCCACCGTCGTAACACGCGACATCGGCGTCTGGTCATAAATAAACGTAGTATTCAGCGCAGGCGCGGAACTGAAGTCCTCCGCCAAATGCCAGAACGAAAGCGAACCACTAACATCCGGATTAAACTTCCCAACAATCTCAGACTTCTTCGTCCGGTACTCAGCCCAACGCTCCTGATAACCAAAAACCGCATCATCAGTAGCAGGACTATTAGACACATACAACTCCTTCTTAAGTACCGACTGCTCACCAAGGTTCGCTAACGCAGGCAGATAGAAATCATACCGAGTAGACCGCGACCACATACGATCCAAGCCTTGGAAATACGTCAACGCACCACGGGCACGAACAAGCCCAATAATGTAACCATGCTCAACAAACGACTTTGCCCAACCATGTCCACGAATGATACCAGCACCAATACCACGGAGCTCGCCTTGATCTTCAGTAGCAGTAGCCGACGTATTAGCCACCGGCGTAATATTGATATACGCCTTACCACCGCCAAGATACTCCGGACGCTGAGCACGGAAATCTGGCACCGTAACACCAAACTGGCTCTTAATCATCTCAACCAGCCGCGTACCACCACGAGCATCCCGCTCTAACAGCGTCTGTATAGCCAGAGCTTCCCGCAGCTGATTGATACTAGCCGCAGTAGCAGACGACAAATCAGCATACAGCTTATTCGCTTCGTCGCCCGTAGCCGCCGCAAGCGTCAACTTCGAAGTCGAAGAATCAATTTCATGCCAAGACGAATCGATCGTACCGTACACCGAAAGCTTATCAGTCGAGTCATCAGTCGTAGCCGTATAAATCGGCGCCACAGTACCCAACGGAATAGTAACCGCATCACCCTTCTGCAGATACGGCAGGCACGACGTAAAATAGTCATGCTTCTTAGCAGACTTTAGAATATTATACGCACCCGGGCCGTCCGGACCATCCGCGGTCTCATAATGCGGCAACTCCGCATCCACATTCTGATCACGGAACCACTCCGACCAAATAAAGTTATACGCACGAAACGGCAACGCCGAAACATCCACCTGGGCAGTCTGCAACCCATGCGGAACACCGAAATACGCCGCCAACTGAGCACACGAAACACCCTGGTCGTGGTTAACTGTCAAACCAGTGTCAAGAACCGGAATCGTATAATCCACATCCTGAGCACCCGCAGCATCATGGAACCCATTAAACTCCTCCCAGTGACTCCACAACAACCGCGTAGGCACAAAGAAGAAAAAAGTCTCCAACTCGATATTATCCATAATAGGCGCGTCAAGCGGCGAAAACAACCGAGCATACCCCGACAGCTCACACGTCATGGTATCGCCCGGCAAAACCTCATCAATCATCAGCGGATAAAGATATGACGCATCAAACGTCATCTTCCGCCCAAACGACCGATTAAACTGCGAACGACCAACCTGAACGTCAGGCACATTGTACGAATGCGACCGGCCACGCCGGACTTGCACCATATTAGCCATTCACACTCCTAGGCCCATTGGTAGACGAATCATTCTTACCATACGCCGCAGCATTCACCAACTTCACCGGAGTACAGCCAGAAATAACACCTGTTTTCGGGTCGTAAAACCCAACCCTAAACAGCGAATAATCCTCCGGAAACTTATTAAACTGATGCCCCTCACGGGAACAAATCTCGCGAAACCCACGCATCGCCGTTTCCGCATTCACGGAGAAAAACGGCTCCAAGAACCTATCCGCCGCAGCATCAAACACCGTGAAAATCTCATCCTTCATACGGCACCTCTACTCGCGAAAAGTTTACGCCTCGCATTATAAACCCTCTCCGCAGCGTCAAGCTCACGAGGCCCAAGCTCAACCATTTCCTCATACCGCTTAACACGCACAGTTTCCATAACATCAGGATGATACTTATCCATCCACTTATCATAATACCGAGGAGGCTTCGACTCCACACCATCAACGACAACAAAATCACGGGGATAAACATCGGTCCAATACTTCTCTATCCAACGACGACCGATAGCAGGCTTGAGCGACATACGCGCAAAAGGACGAACCAAGCACTCGCCTGTATCCTCCGCAACATAATCACCCTGAGACGCCAACTTCTTAGTCACATAACCCGCAACATACGAAGCGGAACCCATAGTTACTGGGGAAAACTCACAGATACCCCTACCCCAAATGCGTTCAAGACCTGAAGAACGCCAAACTTGAGGGCGACCACAAAGATTATCAACATAACGATCCACAAAAGGCACACCAAAAAGCACCGCATGGTAATGAGGACGTTGAGTAACTTCACCATACTCACCGCACGTAAAGTATGATACCGACCGAGGCGGATACTCTCTCCGCAAATCTCTAACGAACGAGCGAAGATCCGCAGGACATAAGGAACCATTCTCCGGCAGATGCTCCTCCGCATAGGTCAACGTAAGGAACCACGCAAAATCGTGCATCCGAGCTTCGTGCATCATACGCACAGCCCACTGACGCGCTTGCTCAGCTCGACAACCAGAGCAACTACCGCACGGCACAACTTGCACATACGCAATACGATTACTCGAAACAAACGACTTCCGCCGTACCTCTACCCGCGACGGATGAAAACAGGGCATTAAAGACGAATCCCGCCACGCATATGATACGAATCCATGCGATTCTTACTATGCTGGCGATTAGCCCCACGACGAAAAGTCTTACGCGAAGAACGCCGCGACATCCTAGAACGCTTCATACCGAGACTCCTAACCAAATAACGGGACACGGCAGATCAATACACAGATCCAAGTGGACATGCGCATTGTACACACCAATACGACGGAAGCCCTGCCGTATAGCTTCCGCAACAATCTTATACCGAAGCATCGAATCCGAACACCGAATATCAACAGCCATAGCACGACCATGGCAACCGCGCTCACCAGCACGGAAACCACTAGTGATCTCAAGCTCCACACCACACGAACTCTCCAACTTCTCCAACGCAATCCGGAACAAAGGATCAAGCTCCAAAACATCTACACCCCGCACACCAACCATAAACTACGCATCCAGGCTCGAGTGGAAGGGGATGTTAGCTCACGCACTAAACATAACAGGGATGTCAAGGGGGTAAACCGTTACACAACCGTTACACACCTGTTACAAACAACCCTTGACCGCCATACGACAAACCCTTAGAATTATGCACGTTCAACACTCACTCCATACGGAGCGCACCATGAGACTGCACAACAACAAGGCCAGACAGGAACAGGCAATCTCCGCAACACTACTCGAAATCGAGGAGATTGAAAAAGCGATCGAGCAAAAGGAACTGGACGCCATCACCGGCAGCAAGGTACTCACCAGACTACACACCAAGCTCGAGCGCCAACGCGAAAACCTGGACGTCACGAACGCACAGATACGCGTACAAGAAAAGAACATTCAGCAAACGAAACTGAACGTTCCAGAAACGAAGCCCAGGGGACTCGTCGCGGCAACCGCGACGGCCCGAGCGGCTTCTAAGGTGACTTAAGGTCACCTGGCACATATACGACAAGGAGGAAATGTGCCACGGGGCCCCCTCGGAGACGGGGGGGCCCCAGCTGTACCGCGGTACAAAGGAAACGCGCGAACGCGCTCGCGCGCACTTATTCTTCACCGCGACAGCAACACGGGGGCCCACCTCCGAGCAAACACC